ACAAATGTTATTTTGATGCAAATAATACTGCTATGCAAGAAATATCTTTTCCGATTGGACGATTTACAGCAAACAATGGAATAACCAGCATAGACCAAGTATTCAATGGTTTTGGTTATATTGGTTCAACAGTATTTGCGTTGCCTGGGGTAAAAGGTTTGATTCCAGATGGCAGAAATGAAGACGGGACATTGAAGAATATTGAAGTTACTGTAAACAATGTTTTAACTCATACAGGCTCTTATAACGCACAGCCACAATGGGTTGTTTTATATAGCAATTCAATAAATCCTTGGGATAGTGTATATTGGATAGGATATAATAGTCAAGAAAATATACTATTTAATAAAAATAATTCGTCAAGTGCGACTAGCGGTTCAAAAATTGCGGGTTGTGTCTGTGCGTTTTTATCTGCGGATGGAAATCAAAAAATCACAGCGTTTACACTAAAAACCGCATTTCACGCAGTAGATTACAGTGATTATAGTAATTTGGTTACTACTGTAAACACGAAAGCGAACGACAATGCAGTAGTTCATCTTGCTGGAACTGAAACAATTGCTGGGTATAAATATTTTACACAACAAATTAGAAGAGATAGTGTCTTTGGCAGTAGTGGCACTTCTCTTATTGAAGCCACTGATACTAACGGCAAAGGATTTGTTGTTAACCAATGCTTTTATGCAAATAATGCGATTGTAAATCGTATGGCTGCATACAACGCAACATCACAAAATTGGACTTATATTGACGTATGGAATTATGATAATGGGGGGACATATGCAACTGCCCCAGCATCAGACGGTTGGGGCACTATACTTCTCACCTCTGCAATATCAAAATCCCAAAACGGTTATGTAAAACTTGGAAATGGTATTATTATTCAATGGGGGCATGTTGATGACCCAAACAATCAGCATGTTTATACAGTAAATTTACCAACAGCATTTGGCAGCACAAACTATAAAACTATGGTAATAACAGACCACAATACACAATCACATAGTTTTTTGCCAAATTATATAAATTCGGCTGAGAGAACTACCACAACATTTACTGTGTATAGACAAGGTGATGCTCGTGCTAATTCATTTGAGTGGATTGCAATAGGATATTAAAGGAGTAAATTATGGAATATTACATTGGACAAATTTTTGAAGATATGTATCCCAGTGATGCAGCCGATTGGTGTAATTCTAACAACGCAAAAATTGTAGAAATCGACCCAATCACAAAAGAAATCGAAGAAGAATATGAAGAATATAATCAAGAAACTGGGGAATTTGAAACTAAGACTCGCACAGTAGAAAAGACTTTCCGTAGATTTGAAATTCAAGAAACACCAGAACCAACGGTTGATGAAAAGAAAGCACAAGTTCGTTCTGTTCGTGATTCGTATATCAATACCATAGAATGGCGTGTTTCTCGTTATGAAGACCAAAGCAAGTTGGGTATTGAAACAACTGATTCGGAAGAAGTATATATAGGTATTTTACAATATATGCAATATCTTCGTGATTATACAAAAGAAGAAAATTGGTATGAACAAAATCCAGTAACTTATGAAGAATGGTTAACAGCACACGAACCGGTAATAGGTGAATAAGATGACAAAGAAAAAACAAAAGTGTGAAGTATTTTCACGATCAATGGGATATATCAGACCTGTTGACAATTTTAATATTGGCAAAAGATCTGAATATGAAGAACGCAAAACGTTCAAAGAGAACGTAATATTTGCATCAATAAAAAAACTATTAAAAATAAAAAAGGATTAAGCAATGGCATACGTTGGAAAAGTTAATGTTTCAGGCGACTGGGAAAAAGTAGAAGATTTGATCAAGGCACAAGTTGAAGGTCAAGATAATTTTGTTTTTGATACATCAAAATCATATCCAATCCAAGTTGATGGTGGGTTTGGTATTTATTTATGCAGTGCTTCAACAACGCCAACAGCACCAGATGAAGGTGAGTTTTTAACAGATGGCGAACGCGCTGTGTTCAAACCAGAATCAAATAAAGATTTGTATGTAAAAGTGCGTGGCAACAGCGGCGGTGTTAAATTGTCTGTGTCTGATACTGTCTTTTTAACTCGTTAAAGGATAGTAAATGCCAGTAAGAAAAGTGTCGGGCGGCTATAAATGGGGGTCGCACGGTAAAGTTTATAAAAGCAAAGCGAAAGCCGCAAGGCAAGGGAGGGCTATCTATGCCAGTGGATACAAAGGAAAATAAAATTAAAGAACCTAATCTAAATGTGGAATTGTTTTGGTCAGTGTTCAAAGTTATGGCGGCTTTAATAGTATTTGTGATAATAGTTTTTGGTGGATTGTTATTGCATTATATAAACAAAACCACAACACTAACAACGCATAGTATTGAAATGACACAAGATGGACAAGATAACAACCAGAGTTTAACAAATGGCTAGACAAAGAATAAAAGTATCTTACACAACAGCAGGGTTTAAGCGGCCGCATATAAGTGTTGCCAAACCAAAGTTAGCAGTAAGGAAAACCAACAATGGAAAACGTAAAGCATAAGATTATTTCTTTTTGGCTTTCGCATTTCTTTTTGCGTAGAATTGCTAAACGGTATCCTGATTTTTTTAAGCAATGGATCTGTGATATTACAGATAATCGTTTGGAACGTAGAGTTGCGTTGCTTCGTTATTATGGTGATGATGAAGATAAAGAAGTTCTTCCGTTGAGTTTTCCAAAGATCGCAATAAAGTTAAATACAGTTGAAAGAAATGTATATATTTATCATCAAAGGTTCATTGACCGCCTGATTTCTGGGATTTAATTTTTCAGTATTTGCATCATTATTTTTTATATCTAAATAAATCATAATTCCTATGTAAAACAAAAGCATAGGAGTTTTTTTATGAATCCAAATATGTATAACAACTATCCGTATCCGCAGCAAATACCGCAGATACCGCAACATATAGAACCAAAGATTCTATCTTATACGGTAGATTCTGTTGAACAATTGGCAACATTGCCGCCAATGCCAAATACAATTTATCTTGGGTTGGCTCGTGATGGCAGCAAAATATTCCAAAGACGTATGAACAATGACGGACTTATGGAAATAAAAACATTTTCTTTGGTGGTGGAACAAACAAAGAAAACCGATATGCAGGAAATTCTTGACCGCATAAGCGAAATAGAAAAGAAGATAGGAGGAACAAATGAATCCGCAGATGCTTCTTAATATGTTTATGCAGGGCAAGTTTGCTAATCATCCGCTGATGAAAACTGTGCAGCAAATGATGTCTGGTAAAACGCCTGAACAACAAAGGCAAACAGTTATCAACGCTGCTAGATCTTGCGGGTTTGACTTGAACCAACTTCCCCCAGATGTTTTACGTCAAGCGGGTTTGATTAAATAACAACTAAACTAAAAGGAAAAAACTATGGCAGAAAATGCAATGACACCCGCAGATATGGGTGCAGTATTAGGAAACCGTTGGGGTGGCTATCCTTACGGTGGTAGTGGTTTTGGCTTTGGTGGTGGTGATGGTGGCTTGTTCGCTATCTTGCTGATCGTCTTATTGATGGGCGGTGGTGCTTGGGGTATGAACGGTCGCGGTGCCTTTGGAACCGAAGCAATCCAAAACCAAATGCAACAGGGCTTTGATAACCAAAACACAATGGCGAATCAAAGAGAAATCTTGGCTGCAACAAACCAAGTATATCACGATATAACGTCTTATGTCGGCGACAAATATGCTGAATTAGACCGTGATGTATTGGGTATAGGTTCAACTTTGCAACAGGTTATGGCTAACCAAAACCAGTGTTGCTGCTCAACATTGCGTGCGATTGACGGTGTGAATTATGCTGCGGCACAAAACACAGCGGCTATCAACGCAAATACAACAGCGCAAACACAAAAGATTTTGGATGCTTTGGCGCAAAACAAAATCGCTTCGTTGGAATCACAAGTTGCGGATTTGCGTTTAGCAAATCAAATGCAGAACGTTGTGAGATACCCTAACGGATGGACATACAACGCAGGACAATCACCGTTCTGTAATGGCGGTTGTGGCTGTGGCGCGTTCTAATCAATCGGGCAGGGCAATTGCTCTGCCCAGAACTTGAAGGAGTTTGTTATGACTTGTAATTGTAATTTACATAGGGCAACAAATCTGACAACGGCAGGTGTTTTAACAGTGACAAATAGCAATAATATTGCGAACCTGATGCCGTTTGATTTGGTGTTATGCCTGAATCCAAATAATGTGATTACTGGTGCGCCAGTTAATTACACAATAACTGTTAATGGTGTAGCAGTTCCTTTGTTAAATAGGGTTGCTTTGCCAATTAGCACAGATCATTTGATGCCAAGAAAAAGATATAAGGGTTATTATATAATACCAACAAGCGGTGATCCTTATGTAATCTTGGTGAATACGCCTTGCGATTTGGCATATGCTTTGTCGAGTGCATCGGTGGCGACAACAACTGAAACCGAAGGGGATTAACGATGACACACGAAGAAAAACACGAAATGCGTAAAGCGGTTTATGAACACTTGAATATTTTATTAAACAAGGTGCATAAAATGTTTGAATCATCCAGTGAACTCACTGTTCAACAGATGATGGACGGCAGCGATATCCTAAAAGATATTGCGAAAGCAGATGCGGCTATGTCAAAGGCTTGTTATTATGATAGCAAGCGTGGCGATTCTGATGATAAAAAATATTAAAACAACGGACTGGGTAAAACCAGTCCGTGTATGAAGGTAGGAGATTTATGAAAAAAACGACACCTTATGGAGTCGTATGTATTATACATTATTCTTGTGTATAATACAATAAAAAAGTATTGTATTAAATTGTTGATTATGATATTATAGGAGTGTGGAAATGAAAAAAGAAATGTGTGAACAATTGACTGTATTAAAAAAAATTCGCAAAAAAGGTAAGGTCAACGGATATGATGTTGACTTGGCCGAAGCGCAAGCCAAGGATTATATGTCTATGAAACGCCGCCTTGATCAAATAGAAACGACCGTTGATTCTATTCAGAAAAAACAGATTGAACAAGATGCCAAGTTTGATTTGATTATTCAACGGTTGAATAGTCCGGTTGAACAGGAAAGAAAAGACGGTATCATCTGGAACGAAATCAGATTGGCATTGAAATCGTGGAAAGGGTGGGCATTGATAATATTTTTCTTGATGAGTGTTGCGCTGGCAGGCGAAAAAATCTCTCAATTATTACACTGGTTGCCAACAGGGGTTTAGTATGAAAAAGATTATTATAAAAATAAGAAACGGATTGGCTGGATTATTAAATCGTTTAGCCAAAAAACTTTATGTTCCAGAACCAAAGAAAAAATATGTGCGTAAAGGTATGCGCAGAACGGTGGCTATATTATTATTGGTTGGTTTGTTTGGATGCACGCCAGCACAAGAACCTGTGCAAACAATAATAAATTACACAGACAATAGTCAAACAATTCAAGTGGCAGGCGATGGGAATCAGTTGTCTGCCACGTCTGATATACAGGCGCAACAAACATCAACGCCAACACAGACAACAGAAAACACAACCCAAAATGATATGTGGAAATTCTGGGTGGTGTTTTTGTTTGTGGCAATAGGTGGCGGTGCTTTGTTATATTGGTATCAGAAGAAAAGGGTTTTGTAATGTATGATTTGATAAAAAAATATGAAGGCTGTCGGCTTGTTGCATACAAATGTCCGGCAGGTGTGTGGACAATAGGATATGGCACAACAGTGTATCCAAGCGGACAACCTGTCAAAAAGGGCGACAAATGCACGCAGGCAGAAGCGGAAAGTTTGCTGGACTGGTATGTTAAAACACAAATAAAACTGCCTGACGGCTTAACAAATTCACAGAAAGAGGCATTGCGTTCTTTGATATATAATATTGGTCAAAGTGCGTTTGATAAATCCAGTTTGAAAAAAGCAATAATTGCGAAGGATTGGAAAGCAGTTTATAAAAACTGGGATTGGGTCACAGGTGGTGGTGCGTTCTTGAAAGGTTTGGCAAAGCGCAGGGCAGAAGAATTGATATTGTTTTTCTCATAAAAAATCCCCCACATTGGGGGATTTGTTTTATATGCCTAATGCGTTTCTATATGTTTGCATCAGTTCATCCTCTTCAAAGATTTCGTCTGATGTTTTTGCACGCAATTTTATCAATGCGCGAACATATTTTGGATCGTATCCAGCAGATTTTACTTCGCTGTATATTTCTTTTAAGTCGGCGGCAATAGCCCCTGCATCTTCGTTTAATTTTTCAATGCGTTCAATAAAAGATTTTAATTGTGCTGCATCAATAGCACCGTGATTTGCTTTCTTCATATTACTTTCCTTTGGTTTCTTTGTTAGTTTTTACAACACCATCTTGATCAATTATACAAGCACCTTGGCTCATAGAATTACAGATAAAGTGTGCTGCGCGTTCGCCGTGCCAAGAAATGTCTGTCTTGACATCTTGACCACAGGCGTGTCCAACGGCGGATTGATGATACATATACATAGCATCTGCACTGTGATGCAAGATAAAGTTCACACCCAACCATTTGATTGCTGTTGATCCGTCAATGTCTGCGGCTTCGTTTATGCCCAGTTCCAACAGTTCGTTCCAGTGTTTAACATTGACAATACAGAATCGTCTGCCGTCATCCGGCACTTCGTGTTCGTTCAAAAACGAAATCATTGCCAGAATTGTTTCTTTGATATTCTTACCGGATTTAACAATATTGTTGCTTGTTTCCAAGGCATCAAGGATCAATTCGTCTGTCTTGCGACCGAGTGCATATGCGCCAGCGGATGCGACAATACGGCGTTCGTCTGCGTTGGTTTTTAATTCGTCTAAAGCATCAACCCAATCGCCTGCATAATAATCGTGCAACACACAGTCAACAGGTTCGTGGTTCAGGTTCATAACTGGAACAATTCCGTGTCTGGATTTTTGTGCTGCTGTGCCTTTGCCGATTCTTTGAAAGGTTGTGGCAGAGCCAACAACATTTGATTTGGAACGCACAGTGCTGCGCAATTTTGTTCCCATTTGCTGATATGCAATATGCACATCGGCTTCAAATTGTTTTACAAATACTGTTTCTATTGTTGAGTTTTTATCTTCCATTGTTATATCCTTATCTTTTTCCTGCTTCAAGTATAGGCAAGCCCGCCTCTGTCGGTATATAATACACATTGGCATCTTTTTCTGCCAGTGAATTTACATACAGATAGCGCAGGTATGCCTCGTTATTTTTTAGCGAATCGCCAATGATTTTATTTGCTTTGGCAACGCCTTCTGCACGTGTCACTTCGGCATCGGCTAGTGCTTTCGCTGCTTCTTTTGTTGCTTCTGCTTCGGCAATTTTAATCTTACGATTGTATTCTGCCTGTGCAAGTTCGGCACGTCCAGACAATCTTTTTGCCCAGACATTATATTTGGGAATCCCAAACATTAGTGCCAGAACAATCGCAACAATAACAGAGCCTATTACAATTGTAGTTTTTGCATCGTCATCAATCATTTCTTACTCCTTCGTTGTTAAAACCAATTGGACGCATTGGTTTTGGGTTCAGGGTTTTTGCCTTCAACCAATTGTCAAAGGTCGTCCAAGCCCTATCAAGGAAAAAATATACTGGAAAAATCAATATACTAATTCCCAGAATCCAAGTTGGTATTGTTATCACTTTTCTTCCTTTTCTTTTTGTTTTTACCATAGATTTGTAAATATTCTTGCCGTTCTTGTTTGCTCATATCCGCCCAGCAATCACGGCAGTATCTTGGATAGCCACACGGCTTGCCCAGATATTCACCACAGCACTCACATAATGTGCCGTCCAAGTGCATTTCTGCTATTTCACCCATTGTATATCCCCTTTATTTATTTTTTTATACTTTAATACTTTACCACAGCACGGACAGTAAATGGCTATTTTGCCACTGCTTGTCTTGAATATTTGAAATTTATCAACACATTTATCACAGGTTGTATAAACGATGCACTCGCCGATGCCGTTTATATACGCAGGAATAGGTCTGGTTTCTTCTTTCTTTTTCTTTTCCGGCATCATCGCAGGTTTAACAACTTCTTCATATACCTTACAATAATGTTCTCTTTCTTGCAGAATTATATTAAGTTCTGTGATGATTTCGTCAATCTTTTTGCAAAGATTAACTATCGTTTTGGTTTCTGTGTCGCCTATTTTAATATGTTCAATCGTCATAATCACACTCCATTTCAAACTTTTGTTGCAACTTGGCACGGTGTGCCAACACTTCGTTCAACCGCGCATTATAACGGCGTTTATAATCGTATGCGCTGGCTTCAACTTCGTCTATGGTTTCACCCACCTTGATAAGGCGGCAGGCCTCTTTCATACCGTTTGCCTGTGCAATCTGGGTGCGGCATTTGCGGATGATTGTGTTGCACTCGGCAATGTTGTTTGGCAAATCACGGCTTGACATTGGTTATTCTCCCTTTGGTTCAGCCGCGTTGGCCGCGGCCTTGGCTTTTTGATATGCTAACGATTCGTTTTTGTGCCAGTATGTGCGACCACATTTTGCACACATCCAACCGCGCACAGCAGGCAATCCGTCTTGCGCTGGCAAGTTTTTTTCTGTAAATGTTGTGCCTTTGCACGCAGGACACAGTTTAACTGTTGGTGCTGGCAATTGTTTTTTCTTTTTACGCATCTTGCCCCCCCTTGTTTTTTGTTGCTGTTTCTAATATGTAATTAAAAACAGCGTTTCTTGCTTCTTTGCTGTTAAAATTATATATTTTGTCGTTGCCACTATCATTATCAATTGATTGAAAATGTATAGAGTATTCTGTGTATCCCTTGTAATGATTAAACGAATCAACAGGACATATAATTTTGAACGCGTTTAAGTTTATTATTTCGTTATATATTTCTATAAACATTTTTAATCCTTTAATTTGTATTTCTTTGGTTCTGGAACACAAAAATCATATTCTGTTTGATTGCATAATTTTTGTGTTAATTCGTATTGCCCGATTGAAAAACCTGCAAACACAAAAAAAGCAATCAATCCAAATGCTGTTATAAATAATATAAATCCCCAAATGTAATCGCTAATCATTGTAATCCCCCGATAATTTTTGTTGAATCAATTCAAGTGTGCGTTTCTGTAATGTGGTTTTATATAGTTTGTTCAGGCGTTCTTGCAGCCGCGGTGCATCTAATCTGGCTGCTTTACCAAAGCACTCTCTGGCCTGCATATACCAATCGTAATCGGTGCGGCGGCAGATTTCGTTTTCGCGTGATTCTAATTCTAACACTTCTTGTTCGCCATAGGTTTCAATCATAAACGCACGATATAATTTTTCCATATTTCTGCGAACGCGTGTCGGTGCCTTTGGTGACATTGCGTAATTGTGTCCGCTGGATTGTCCGTGGCAATTTATATCAAGGTATCTAGTGGCTAACGAACCGCGTGATATATAGTGGCACGCGTGATAATGTTCATAGTCGCCCGGTTGATATATCTTTCCGTCAATACCGTCAATCCAGTTGTCGCGCCAACGGATATAAAATTCAAAGCATATATCGCAGAACTTTTTCCAGTCGCTTGTGGTCAATGATTTTTTCTTTTCGGCCGCGCGGGCTTTTTTATTGGCGCGCAAGGTGGTCACTCTTTTTAACTCTGTCTTGCGGCGCAGCGCGGTGTGTCTTTGTAATCTTGTTATTGGCATACTGTATCCTTTCGTTTCATAAAAGACATAACTTTTACTGGGTCAATTGTGTTGTCCAGTGGTGTCCAATCGTCTTTGTTATAGTGTGTGGTTATTTCATAATTTTTGAATCCCACTTTGCGTGCAAAATCAATTGCATCCGGGAAAATTGCAAAATCACGGTCTAACATAAACTCGCCCTCGGCCGCGTGCAAAATAATTCGTATTGGTTTTGGCATCATTTGTCCTTTTATTCTGCAATTAAATCTTTTAATTTTTCAATTTTTTTCTGCAATGTGCCTTGGTCGTAGTCGTGGCTGTTTTTGATTTCCTCATAGGCCTCAACGCGCCCGGCATTGACAGCCGCGTTGATTAAATCAGTCAAGGCGCATCGTGTTGATAAATCGTTGATGCCGCGCTTGTCGCACAACTGTGTTTTTAAGTCCAGAATAATATCTGTTGCGTTCATAAATACTTTTGCATCTGCCATGTTATGCCCCTTTGTTTAATATAATTTTTATACAATCGCTCACGGTTTCGTCTTGTGCTTTTTCGTAATAAGCATCATTAACCCCTGTGATTGCTTTTATTTGTTGTATTGTTTTTGTAAAGTAATTTTTGCGCGCCTGCCATAAAAATATTTCTATTTCATAAGGTTCAACACAAGCCCACAAATTAGCAGGTTTATATTTATCTTTGTATTTTTTTATCATTGGCAATTCATAAATTGCGTCCGCTATTTCCTGTATTGTCATGTTATGCCACCTTTAATTGTTTCATATTTTTTTCGTTGTCAAAAGTGTTTAACACAAAAGTTTTGATGCGTTCCTCTGTGTCGTTCATTTCGCTGTCGGTCAGGCGTTTTCCCGCCCAGTTGCGCGATTCGCACCAAGTTATCACGAACATATCGTGCAATAACATATTCATTTTTTTCTTGTTCAAATACATTTTAACCTCCTTAAAAAATACAATGTTTTATTGTTTCTATTGTGTCGGATATTTGGTCGTCTGTGATATAATTTTCACCTGTTGCCAATACGCGGCCGCGATAAATCTTTTCAATTTGTATTGTAAAAGCCGGAATACCGTCTTTATCCCCGGAATCAATCACATTTACGCATTTATAAGTCCATTTGCCCGCGATTTTGGTTTTTTCTAGTTTTTGGTTTATGAGTTTTTGTCTAAAAGATTCGTTCAGTATCATTGTCGCCTCCTTTGGCTTGTTGTATTCGGCCGATTCGTTTCGCCGCTTTTCAATTATATTATAGCAAACCGAATCTGTCAAATGGCTATTGTTAAAAAATTATTCTTTGTAATCCGGATTTTCACAGGCCGCGCCGCATTGCTCGCACTCCCAATCGGTCGCGCAAACGGCCGCGCCGGCCGCGATTGTGTCCGCGCGTTGGCCGCGCATCCGCCCGATTTCAACAAATAAGGCAAGGCCAAGCAACACAAAAAACGCGCAAATTATGCCCGCGCCGGTCGTGTATGCCGCCGCCGTTTTTGTGGTTTTCCAGTATCTATTCATTGTCGCCGCCTTTGATTGTGTCGGCTATCGCTTGCGCAAGGGCGCGGATGTTCCACGAAGGGTCGCGCGCCTCGCTTTTCCCGAAGTTGTCTTTTACCCAGCAACGAATCGCGCGCTGGATTTCCCCGGCTGTGTCGTGCTTTTTCCATTGGTCAAGCGCGAATTTTAAGCCGTCACAATAACCCGATTCGTGTTCGGGGCTTTCCAATTGCTCGGGGTGTCTTTGATATTTTTCGCTTGTTTTGATTTCTTTTTCAAGTGTTTTTATGTAGTTTTTCATTTT